TTAACCTTGATTGCGCCAAGCTGTAAGAACTCCTCGTATTCCTCCTTGGAAATATCACAGTTAATGAACTTGATAAACGCCTGTATCACCTGTTCGATACCGTCCATGCGGTTCGAGGTAATATTGTTAAGCGTATCGAGGAGCGGGAGAACTATCTCAAAAGAGCCAAGCCGAGCGTTGTTTGCCGGATACTCGAAAATCGGTATCATGTCGAGGGCGTGAGGGGTGGACTCAATCAAGAGACCGTCTTCTACGAGGTAATACATATTCTCGGTGTAAATCGAGTAGTGTGTAATCTCGCTATCGTCCTTGCTATACTTAACAGCCATGAGTGGCTTGTTTCCGATTTCGTTTGAGTAAACAACAAAGGTGTCACGAGGGTCGAGAGTGTACATCTCGAACGGGGCTTCGTCTTCGTCACCTTTATCATCGGGAAGGACAAGACGGAACGCCGTACCACAAATCATCTGCCATTCAACGATTTCTTGGTCTTGTGCGGCTTTGTCCTCTGCGAACATAAGCTCATTCAGTCTCGTAATGGCATTGGTTACTCGTTCATCACCATTCTTACCTACATATTGAATAGGTTCTCCGCACAGATAGCCAACCTTGAAAGAAACGATTTCATTTGCTCTGTTTTCAACAATCCTGTTGGTAATTTCGGGGCGAACCTCCTTAATTCTGTTGAGAATGGGCTGTTTTCCCTTGTAGTAATTCCACAGGTAATCTATCTCAGAGCGATTGAGGGAGTGAATAGACAACGCCTTGAGAAGAACATCACAGACATTCTCGCTCGTGATAGCGGAGACGCTTGACTTGATAACCCTACGACCAAACATCTGTCTGGTTTCGGACATGTTCTTGCTTTCGTCAATCTGATTTGCCACGATATTCCCTCCTTCCGACAAAATACAGAAAGTGCATGAAAGTTCGAGCGTTAAAGCTCTCGCAATCATGCGCTTAAAATCATAAATAAAGTCAGTAAACCACTATATCTTGTTTATCATACTTCATTATAGCACTACATGTAGTATTTGTCAATACATTTACAATTATTTCTCACCACGGTCTTTTAAAGATTTCAACCTTTTGTCCGTTTAGAGACTGTGCGAACTCCGCAAACTGAGCCATTCCATCGGGAACATCGTCATGCTTATTTTTACCCGCAACGGTGTAGGAACACAGCATATCCATCATTTTACCGTAATCGGACTTCCTCTCATAAAGAGATTGGTCTTTGAACAGGCAATGCTCCTTGACCCAAGCTGAGTTTACAATGATTTTCGTCTCTTTGTTTGCCGTAGTGAACTTTGTCGTGATGTGCGTGATACCGTTTTTCTTCTTCACACCCTCCTGTACCTTCTCGGCAACTCTACGGCCAGCGGAGTTACTTTCAAATCGACAGGACTGAACCTTGTCTCGAACAAGTATCTCGACAAGTCTTGCGTCTACGATATTCGGAAGCCCGTTATCGCACACACAATCGTCAATGTAATAATCCTCACCATAAACATACCCAACAGGAAGGAAACAGTAGTCTTTGCCTTTGTCCTTCGTGTCGCACACCCCTATGATACCGTCCGGAGCTTCTTTTGGAAGTTCCCAATATCTTCTGAGTTCGTCTGCGCTGTAGACAAGACCTTCTCGCTCAATCGGTTCATTCATATACAAAGCTCTCCAACTCGCTTCGTCCATGATGTTTCTCTGCTCGTGATAGAACTTTGTCGTGAACCCAACGCTGTAGGCATAGTCAAAGTTTGACTCGTCATTTTCGTTGAGAGCGGGAATGACAATGAACTTTGCTCTGTCACTTTCCCCGTATTCTGTCTCAAGTCTGCCTATTACATCGTGAACGCTCCAACGGGTAGCAATGTGAAGCTCCTTGCACTTGTCACCGATTTTACGCTGTCTAAGGTCTGTGGTGTAGGTTTCCCACAGCTTATCAAGTCTTTCTTTCGACAGAGCTACCTCAATACCGCTTACCAAATCGTCACAATAAAGCAGAGTTGCGGCTCGATATAGACCCGCATTACCTGTTCCGATAGATGTAAATTCAAGAGTTTCAAATCTCTGTCTCTTGTCAATATCAATTCGACAGTCCTTTGCGTTCGTGTTCGACACTTTCAGTCCCGGAAAAACATCTCCCCATAGGTAATCGCCGTTCGGGTCGAATATTCTCAGAACTTCGTCATAGACTCCACGCACAAATGAGTTTGAGTGAGAACCAGTCAACATCGGCTCGTTCGGTATCTTTCCCGCAAGCCATGTGAGGAAGAAAATAGCGAGGGTTGTCTTTCCGGAACCCGGTGGGAGAGAGATTGAGAGCAAATCCAACTTATCGTCCGCAAGCTCCTGTAGAGCGTCCACGACCTGTTTCAGCACTCGGCGGCGTGGAGGATAGAATTTCTTGCTCGGTTCTCTGTTCCATTCCACATAGAGAAGATAACTGTCGAAGTCATAAGGAGCAAGGGCGAGGAGAACCCTTTTATGAAGACCGAACACATTCATCAAGTCTTCATCGGATATAGACTTGTCCTTTATGGCTTCTTCGCATTTCACAGAAAGCGTCTTGAGGTAGGAGAGACCGAGTTCTTTTGTCTCGTCCTCTTTCATTGCTTCCTTGCTCATGCCGTACAAATCGAGGTAAGTCTGATAATCAAAAGGCTTCCCGTCAATTTGTGCATATATAGCTTTCAGTAGTTTTTTCATGCTTACCTCCAAATGAAAAGTGCGTCACCGCCATAGATTTACTCTGTGCGATAACGCACCCACTCATTTCTTGTTCATTTTCAATATTTCCCGAAGTAGGACGAGAGGGAAGACTATCAAAGCCAATACCCAAATCATTCGTACACAGCCCGTCCTATCGTTTTACACTCAGCCGTTGGCTCACCTATAAGAACTTCTACCGCTGACTCGTCCACCAGCTCGAACACATAAGTCACCTCAACGCTCTGCCCGTTTTTCACTTCTTTTATGAGTGTGGCTTCGCTTCCGTTAATGTCACTTACATCGGTAATCTCCGTATCGTTCTGAAACGCTCTCACAGAGAAACAGCATAGAGCATAGTACGGGTCACTACTTTTGTTTGTGTAGGTCGCATGGACTCTCACATAAGAGACACCTTCTACCTCAAATTTCTCTGCACTTCCAAGGGAGAGAGTAAAATCTTCATATACCGCCGTCTCTGTAAGTTCCTGTCCGCAAGCCGTCATACCTACCACCAACACAATTAAGATTAGAAATAACACAATTTTCTTCATACGAACCTCCTATGAAGTAGTAAAAGTAGTTCTTTTTCTGTTTTTCCGGTAACTTTCACCAGATAGGCGCATATCTGGCAAAAGTTTACGCAAAATCCGATTTTCAACTACTTTTACTACTTCCGACCTTTGAAATCTGTGCCTGTTTGCACTTCCTAAAGAATGTGGCTTCGCTCATACCAGACTCCTCAATAGCCTGTTTGAGCGGGATTTCACCATCAGCCCACCCACGGGCGGCGTGAAGGAATTGCTGTGAGAGCGGGAGCGGCTTTCTGCCTTTGTATTTTCCCTGTCTCTTGGCAATGGCTATTCCTTCTGCCTGTCTCTGTAAGGTGTTCTCCCTCTCAAATTCATAAATAGCGGCAAAGACCGTCATAACGAGCCGCCCTTGAGGAGTGGTCGTATCAATTTTCTCTTTATCCGATACGAGATTGACTTTGTTCTCGCTCAACCTATTCACCGTATAGAGTAAATCACGAGTGCTTCTTGAGAGACGGGAAAAAGACTCTACATACAGCGTGTCTCCTTCTCGTAGGAATGATAACATCTCTTGAAACTGAGGTCTGTTGGTGTCTTTACCACTCAGCTTTTCAGAGAACACCTTTTCCACACCAAAGGATTTCATCAGTTCTTCTTGTCTCGCCGGATTTTGTTCTGTGGTGCTTACTCGTACATAACCGACCTTCATGTACACACCTCCTTATTGATGATTTGTTGATGGGAGAGTGTTAGTTCTCCCTCTTGACATAGGTAAACTCAATGTCATAACCAAGGGCTTCCATCATCTTTACGAAAGTCTTATTGAGAAGACCGTCTTTCTTCTTGATGATACGATTGACATACTGACCTGTCGTACCAATGGCTTCACCGAGCTTTTCCTGTGTGGTGTTTGCTTCAAGGCATTTCACCTTAACATCGAGTTCTACATTGTTGCGTACCATAATGAACCTCCTTAGATTTGATGTGATTAGAGTATAGCATAGAGAAAGAGGATTGTCAACACTTTTCGGATAAGTTTTTATCTAAAATGAGCCTTTTTATTTTTTCGGGGTACTCGGACAACTCCCTGCGCCCTTC